TTAGCCAGTGCGATAGCCTGTTGGACTGCAAATGGGAACTCACTGCTTGAACGCCAAGCGTATTCTACAGGACCATATTGTCCAACAGCCCAACTCTGTGCCATTTTTCTAGGGTTAATTCCTTTAGCCATTATCTGTGCTGGACTTAATAAATTACCGTTTTGATCTACAGGAATAACTTGGCTCAAGTCAGGACGAGCATAGTGAGGATCAATACCTGCTCTAGGACCTTGCACGATAAGTCCAGCTTCTAGGTCATTCCATAATAATGTGTTACCACCAGTATAAGGTGCAGGACCGTAGTAGCTTTCCCACCAGTCAGGCATGGTGGCAAATCCTAACATTTCCCATGGTGTTAGGTGTGGACGTAGGGTATCGTAGTAGTATTGATAGCAAGCACGCCATGACCCTGGTAGTGCTTCACTAGTGAGTTTATCAGGTTGTCCTGCATAGTTCCAAGTAAAGCTGTCATTGCTTTCAAATGTGCTGTTGGTGCTGAAATCTAATTTATTATTGCCAATCCAACTTAAGAAATCATTTGATGCCAATTGATTGATTTCAGCTAGGCTGTATGCTTCTGGTACACGTCTAAATTTACCTGGTACCACTGACAGTATGTCACCATAGGTGCCTGTGTCTGGCAGTTTAATATTGTTGAATATACGCAGTTCTAATTCTAATAAGAACTGATCTCTATAGTCACCAAAAATAGGAGTAACGCTACCATCATGACCACGGATAACATCTGTAGGTGTCCTATAGGTATCATCTAGGAATATTTCTGGTACATATGGTGGCCATAGACCTAATTTAGTAGGAGTCTCTGGAATATAATTACCATCAGTGTTTGAATATTCATTGATGGTAATTATATCGCCGACATTCAATGCAGTAGAAAATATCACTGATGGTGTTGTTGCGCTAAATTCAAAATCTAGATTATTAACCAACTGTTGACCATTCAGATAAACCAATACTGCTTGATTACTCAACTGTTGATCATTGAATATGTTAGTCAATTGATAATCAGTGACCAAAGGATCAAATACTGTATAGGTCAGTGTGGTTTTCAATGGGCCATATGGTACCATATCACTGTAGTAGAATGGGAATGTTTTGTTCTTAACAGCATTAATTTTCGTTATGATAGCGTCAACACTGGCAGCAGGATCTGTGGGAACGATACCTGGCAAGCTGACCGCTAGTTCTAAGAATTTATTTTTAAATTTAGTATATTCTTGTTGGGCGTAACGCAAGGCATTGATAAAGTTAGCATTGTCATCTACTAAAAATATTGACAGTGGCGCAGGAGCACTGTGTTGTAGCAGCGTGCCACCTTGGGCTTTGATATCTACATCACGCAGGTTGCTAGGGCCAAGAACATTGCCTATAACGGTGGTACTGTTTTGTGCTAATGCGACCAAGTGATTGCGGACTTGTCCAAGCGTTAGTGTATTGATATCAATGTTTTGTGCGTTAACATCTAAGTTTTGTGGTACTTGATAAAAGCCAAGTTGACTGACTTGATCGCTATAGACTAAGATATCAATGGTATCACCAACAGTCAATGTAGCAGAAACATTGACAGCACTGTTGGCTAATATCCATTGACTAGATTGTAAGTATGTGTAATTCTGGAATACTTTTAAGTAAGGTATAGTTGCGGCAGTATTAGGAGTAACATCAATCTTAAATGGGTTATTAGTACCATTGTAGACATAGCTGATCTGTTGATACTGTTTGCTGTTTTCTGGAACTGTTTGCCAGGTGTTCCTAGGTTGGAGTGTTTGGCTATCAATTATAGTTTGTAAATAACCAAGATTAACCAATGCTGTCCGTACTATACCATTAGTGTCAGAGTAGGTGAATGTATCTGTATTAAAATAGTTACTGAATTCAATATCACCTTGTGTGGCGAAATTTCTATAGGTCAATGGAAATCCCAACACAGGATCTTTAAACCCTGTTGGATTTAACAAGTAGCCAAATAGAGATGTACCAGCAAATGTACTTCTAGTGTATATTGAAAAACTCTTACCCGATGTATCTAATACTTCAAACAATGGAAATTGATTAACAGTTTCTTTTTGTTGACTCTTAATCCAAGTAACACCATCGTACCACCACACACTTCCAGCGTATTGTCCTGTGGCTACTACTGTAGTATCGTATGGTATTACATCACCATCTGCAGCTTTGACTAATTCAATATGATAAGGACCTGTTGGTACTCCATCTACATCGACTGCATATTGTACTAGTTTTAATAGATAAATTTTATTTTTAACTAGAGGATCTTGATCAACAGCAAATATCACACGTAGACCATTTGTATATACCGGAATACCTGTATCTGTTAACAATGATATGCCAAATGCTGTTGAATAAGTTTGTCCTTGTAATTGTGTAAATGCATCTATGGTGCTGGTATCTAAGATATCAATAGCATCTAATCCATGCCGACCATAGTTGTATAATAGTGTATCTGAATCAAATTGTATAATCGGACGTTGCCCACGAGCTTTCTGATTAAACGATGGCAATACACCATTATAGTTGGCTGTGGCTGTGATTACATCAACATGGAACCAACGGTTATTACGGCTCCAAGCATTACGATCTATACTACTACGATTGATCGTAATATAATCTGGAAATAACGTATCTGGATACAATATGACATTTTCTGTATTGTATGCTTCTGGTGTTACCATTTGATCAACCGGAACTAAGCGTATGCCCCCATTGGCCAATGCTTGGTTACCAACTTCTTCAACATAGTATTGATTATTCTGATAGCTAGTAGGAGTTACGTCTGTACCAAATTGTATTTTCAATCCTGTGGTAAATTCTATTCCATTAGGGCTGGTATAATTCTGTTGTCCTAGGATATCATTTTCCACATCAATGGTCCAATTATTATAATCAACTACTTTGATGTTTTTATAGATATTATAATCGATGCCGTCTTGTATCCATAAGGTATCTAATCCAGCAGTTAGTAAAGGTTGTGGATAAAATAAACCATCTGTATCTTTATAAAATTCTTTATTGGCATTAAGTACGCCAAATCTAATGTAGGTTTTCTGATTGATTGATACAGACTGTACAGGAAGTAATTGTAATAATGGATCAGGGCTACCATCAGGATTGGTAATACCTGCATTAACGAATACTACTTTCCATACCCCATAACGATCAGCGGTGCTAACGATCGTGCCAGCGTTATATCCTGGTACTACATTTCCTGAATCATCATGTACGATAGGATTAGTCCAATCAGCATCGCCACCTTGATCAGGCCAATTGGTAGTGCTGACAAAAATTAATTGTTTACCATTGAGCGTGCCTGTGATACCTTTATACTGTGGATAATTAGCTAAAAATTGGCTTAGGGTTTGATTTTGGAATTCGTTATAAGGCACAGGAGTCGCATAATCTACGGTAGCTACTACCTGCATGCTCAAGAATCTATCTTGTGCCGTGCTTTGTGGAACAGCAAATGACACTGTGCCAACATCTGTACCATTGTTAACCACACCAAACACGTCACGAGAACTGATAGTAGGAGTAGCATTTACTTTTCCTGCTAAGGCTAGGTTACCGCGTTCACTCTGGATCCAAAATGGAACACCTGGTTGATTAACTATAAAATTATAATTGCCACCACGTGCTAGAATAATACTGTAGTCAACCGCACCGTTTTCATCAGTGAATATATAACGACTGTTGCTGGGATCACGGGTAACTGTATAAGTTATAGCCAATGGTAATCCTGAAGTATTAACTGCTACAGGATCAGGACCATCAGGTAACCAATAGTATTGGCTAAAGTTAACAAATTTATCGTATGAAATTAAAGGGTCAAAGCTGTAGTATTCTTGTTCCCATAGGCGGCTTTGATTGTTAGTATATCCACCATAGTATTTGATCTGATTTAATAGATCACGATAGCTGGCAAAGAATTTAATATTTTGCTGTTGATCTTTTATTACCAGGCTTGGCTCAAGTTGATAGTCTTGGCGATCTGCTGTAGGTTCAATAACATAACTATCGCCGCTCTTGTATGTAGGAGCAAACGTGCGGCCAATATATCCATATAAGTTAGTGAGATTAGGTTCAGATACTAACTGATCCATCGTAGCTGATAAGAATTTCTGATTCGTATCAGTCTGGAATATGCTTGGTAAAAATTTAAGCGTTTTTCTTTTAACAGCCATTATACTCTCAATATATTATGAACTTACAACTGCGCCAGTTTGATTCAACTGTGCGGCAGTGATTGCGGTAATTATCTGTACATTCTGCACTGTTGCGGCACTGGTGATGATCTCATTGATATTACAATTAACCTGCATCAAGCTACCAAAGACACTGCTTTGGTTTGCAGGCACGATAGTGATACTTGCTACATTAGGAACCAACTGTTGATGCAAGTATGCAGCCAATTCACTGAAATAGAATGTTTCGCCAAAGTCCCAATTGGTGATGTCAAAGTAGGTGTTAATGGCAGCTATCACCTGGCTTTGGACTTCATTATCACTGACCACTACATTAGGATTCTTAATCACTAGGAAGTTGGCCTGTAGCGTAGGATCTGCTTTAGCACCAAAGATAGGTTTAAATGCCGCAGGATTATAAATGATTGTATCACTGATGGCTTTGTAATTATCTAAGCCGCTGTAGTTGGTATCAAGTTCTTCACTGGTAGGTGCTGTTGGTTGACTTATCAATCCGCTGGTGTCTTGAACCCAAGCTAGATAGTCTGTGGCGTATTGTTGTGTCAAAATATACAAGTCAATGATATTGTTTGGACTTGGGTCAATGCGTCTATTATTAGGACTGTTATGACGATATTGGAAGTATAAGCTCTGGCGTCCTACTTTTGCCACATAGCCTGTGATAGGATTTAGAGTATATACAGCGCCACTTACACTCAATTGATAGAATGAATTTGTTGGTGGGATATAGAATAATTGGCCATTCTGATACAGCGTAGCCGCTACCTGCGCATCACGCAATGATTGGTATGTTGATATGATCGTAGAGTTGTCTACGCTGTTTTGTACAACAAAGTTATCATAGCCTGTAGTTTCTTGGAAGTAAACAAACTTGCTGTCAATGTTAGTGTCAGGGCTGACAATCAATTCAAACAATTCAGGATTGTCAGGCACACCATCATTGTTAGCATCAGCGAATGTGATCAAGATACGGTTTTGATCTACGTACCCATCAACTTCAGTGATGGCTTTATAAATGTACCAAGTATAGTCAAGTGCCAAGGGATTACTGTCATCAGGATTGCTGTTGACTTTCAATACTTTAACTTGATCGTGTACAGTTTGCCCTGTAGTAGTATCATAGATTTTTGTTGTACCATCATAGTAAAAGTCTGTTTCTAACACGCTTTCAAATACATAGTTTAATCCGCGGTATGATACTGTATAGGTTTTACCTACTGTGGTAAATGCGATAAGCCAACTTGAATCTAATCCTGTTCCGCTGGTATTGCCTGCGTATGTTAGACTGAAATCATTGGTAGTATTTAAATCACCTGGCAATACGATTTGCCAGCTGGCTAAACCTACATCATAGCGTAGGCCAAAGTTAGCGAATGCTTGGATATAGCTGACCATGGCAGCCACCTGTGCGTTAGAAAATGTTACATTGAATACAGCAAATACTTTATCAGCGATAGCACCCGTAGGAACATTTTGGCTGATGGTCACTGGGCCACTACCATTGGGTAAGTTGCCTTGGCCACCGTTAGTTCCGTCACCCACTACTAATTCAACAGCACCATAGATATAGTATTTGTCACCTGAATTGCGTGGAGTGCCAGTTTGGATCGTATTAGTAGCATCAAAATAATTACCAGCACCTGCTGAGTAACGTACAATAGCTCCTTGTACAATATATTTGTTATTGCTGGTCACTGCTGAACCAATTTGCAATATGCTACCTGCAGCGTCAACAAAGTAACCTGTTGATCCATTGGCGATAGTAGTTGAACGATTCCAATAGATATTATCTAATGCTATCAACGGATAGTTGGCATAGAAAAACTGTGTAGTCTCTGGTGCTTGTGCTATAGGTGCTACTTGATCATAGATAACGCGATAGATATCATTGGTAGTTGTGTAACTAAAGCTAAATGTATTAAGGAATGGATCACGGTATAGGATACCATCATCAGCAAAAATGTTTGTGCTAGAATATTTGCCAGTTACGTCAATGACATCTAAGTAGCGACTGATGCCTGAACTGGTTCTATTAACTGCTTTGATCTTTAGGATATCGCTGAACAATGTATAAGGTAAGATATTATAATCTTCACCTGTGATCATGCGATTTTGTGTATAGAATTGTTGTGGGGCTTTTTGACGTACATCATCTAATGTTTCACGTGCAGATGAATTAGCCACTGTATATTGTAAGCTAGCTGAAATGGTAATAGTTTCAACACGTCCTGTTGAGCTGACGTAGTTGATGGGCATTACCACACCTTGCATTTCGTCTGGTGTGATTTTATACTGTAGACCATTGCTGACTCTGTAGTATAAACGGAAACTGCCTTGTGGGATATTACTGAAACTGCCGTCACCAAATACTAGATCAATTTGATCACCAGCACGACTGTTTACTTGATAGATATTTCTGTTGGTGCTTTGATTGTAGATAACGTTGGTCGCAGCTACTGCTGGCACTTGTTCCCATAAGGTATTTAAATTACCATTGCTGTCTAGGCTGTATAACCAAATGTCTGTGTTGTTGATATTACTGGTGTTGATGCTGTAAACACGATTAGGCACTGACTCTGCAAAAGTAAAGTCTTGGCTTTGTAGTGCGCCTTGTACAAAATATAAGAAGTAACCAGTGTTGACTGATCCGTTGCCTAGATTGTCATTTTTATATAAGAAATTAAATGGTGCATTGATGTATGGGTTAGCTTCATAGATATATGATTTGCCAGCTGATGTAGGACTGACCATTTCAAATGGCATGCTTGATCCTGCTACTGTGGCTTTAAAGCTATAAGTAGCCAGTACATTGGGCACCAGATTGATCTGATATGTGTCGTTGGTAATTCCATTGATCACTTGGCTTTCGCTGGGTTTACCAATGGCCTGATTGCTGATCAGTGCGGCATTTAGTATTAAGGTAAATTGTTCTTGCCAATTGCTGTTACCTGCATCAGCCCAATTGATCACTAATCCTGCAAGATTTAATCCATTGCTGTCAAAGAGATTTTCAGTAGTGCTGACACTGTTAAATTTTAAAAATCCTTTACTGGCAAGATTGCGCTTAGGATCGTATGAAATCAGTCTAGCAAGTTTAAGGATACTGTCACGGCGTTGTGCAGTATCAATAAAGTTTTCACGGGCATTTAAGTCACTGCGGAATGACAGCGATTGTCCTAGGAAGGCAATCATGTCAATCAGTGCGATGAATTCACTAGACTCAATAAAGTCATTGAAATCTTCAGGATAGTATAATTGCAAATAGCTGATCATACTAGCACGAAGAGTTTCAAAATCGTAACTTTGGAAATCAGCGTTACGGAATGTTTGATATAGTTTAGTCCAGTCTTCAGCGACTAATAAACTGGTTTGTCGTGTGGTGGTTGCCATCTTTATTCCCTAATATAATGTATTTATCAGGAATAAAAACTACGTAGTTAATAATTAACCAGTGGTCATTGTGTTGGTTTCGTTGTTGAAATTCAACAGCATAACGTTGGTTTGATTGGTTAGGATATAGCGTAATTGCAGTTCTATTTGTATACCCTGTTGGAATTCTGTGATGATGATATTGTCAAAACTCACACGTGGATCATAGGCTGCGATGCTTTTTACATCTTGCACTATCACTGATTTTAAATCTTCAGTAAAGGGCTCATGCATGACATTCCAGATGATAGTACCAAAGTTGGGATTCATCAGCTTTTCGCCCTTGCGGATATTGAAATGATTGAGTATATCACGTTTAATCAAATCAAAGTCAGTCAAGCGAAAATTTCTTGATCCTGCTAGTGTACTAAATCCAGTGTATGTGGTCATACTAATACTTATCCTTGTTGTACTGCCTTGTTTTGTGGTGCCAACACTGCTACAGCATAATTACCTTTGTTAAAGTAAGTAGCACCTGTGGTACCATAGGCATCTGCTGAATTTTTACCGTTACGATAATCACGTGCACCATCTGGACCTAATAAATGGCTGACTGCCAGCATGCCAGCGACATCTGCATTTGATTGATCCTGTGTGATGGCGCCAATTTTGCACATGCTGGTATAGTTGCGTTTGGTATAGGCACACATGGCTGATTCTTGTTCTGCACCGTTGGCAAGCCAATCTTGCACACTGTTGATGCCATTTTTGCCAGTCCAACTGTTGGGATTTTGTAGTGCGGCGTTGCTCTTAACAGAATTCTTAACATATCCACCATCTACTAATGCACCAAAACCAAATTGATATTTGCCTACGAAGCCTATACTGTTGGTAGTGTTATAGTTGCCACCGCTTTCACTCTTGCCAATAGTAGCAAAATAAGCAGTAAGTTCGTCAGCAGTTAAATTACCAATTGAGCAATCACAAGGTGGTTGGTTGCGCAAATCTTTGTCTGTTGGGGGATTAGCTACACCTGTTGCCTGTGCATTTTTAGTAGCATCTACGGCACCAGTGTAGGCTGCACCTGGTTCTATGCCTGGGCTGGTAGGTTGGAAGAATACACTTGTAGCACCTCTATAAAATGGTTCATGTGATGGTGCCACTGTGACTATGGTAT